CTACCATTTCAAAAAACGTCGACTAACTCGTACCCCCCTTTATGTACGAACTCGTACTTGTTTTAGGTACTTGTTTAGGTTTAATTAGTAAGAATTAAATTATAATATTCATAATTTGTTTACAATTTATTAAAAGATTATACACCAATTTTTTCTGTCAATTTGATATAATAATAATATCAAAAGAAAGACAAAAAACAAGTGGTCGGTAGGTAGGAAAAAAAGGAGGAATTATCAATATGACAGTTAAAGAAATATTCAAAGCTATCATGATAAATGATAATGTGGTAATAATTGACCAAAAAAATTACTTTAAATATTGGTGTGGTAAAGGAAAAGATATACCATTAAGATATTGTGATTATGAGGTGAAGCATATTTATAGTGAGTCAGCTGATAATGGCGACAGTTGGCTTGTGATAGCAATTATTGTGTAGAGGATAAGGGAGGGGTGAACATGAAATTATGTACGCTCAATATTTAGAATTAGTTAAAACGCAAATACAAATAGCACCTGAATTTGATGAATGTGATGTTAAGGTATATATTGAACCTTCAATATCGTCTACAGTGTTTTATATTAATGCTGATGGATACAATCACATTTTCAAAGCACCTTTTGGTTTGTTAGAAAGCAAACTTACTGCAAGTGCATTAGCAGAAATTATAATTGATGAAGTGATAGAATGGAGGGATAAGTTAAATGAAATTTAAAGAATTGCTTACCGTCCTTGACAATAATACATATTTAAATATTGTGTCAGAGAAGGGACAGAGGTTGTATGAAGGCAACGTTATTTTTATTACATCTGATTTACTTGAAAGAAAAGTTAAATTAGTGGATGTTAATCGTACCTTTATAAATGAACTTTTTATTAAATTGGAGGATTAATAAATGAACATATATGATGCAATAGTTATGACGACATTCGTTATGGTTGCAATAATGATGATTAGTCAATATATTGATAGTGAAGTGCCAAAGTTGTGTGATGTATTACAATTAATGTATGTATTACCTTGCTATGAAATAAAAGCATATAAAAATGAAAAGCGCATAAAAACTAGCGAATTGATACAACATCTCAATAGCCCTGTTAAAGCATACGAAATGAAAGAAGGTATTCTTTACATAGAAATTTATTAGTTTTTTGAAAAAGTACTTGACATTTCCTGTCATATAGTGTAATATAATACTTGTAAGGAAGATACAACATATCAAGTTACAAAGCAAACTCATCACAAAAAACAAGGAGGATATTAAAAATGAGAAAACCAGCCGTAACAAGAACAATCAGCACACTAAACATCACAGTATTAGGCATGGATACAGTTTCGTGCGAGCCCAGGACCCTAACTTTTCCAGTCTATGAGAGTGAGGCGCCGAAAGATGAAGCGAAATTGTTTAATTACATTCGTAAAATGTATGAGACAGATACCTTCAAAATCTCAGCAATCACAAACAAGACAGCAGTCACAAAAATATACTCCATGCCACTCAGCAAGTACATTGCAGAAGCAGAGGAAGTAATAACAGTCAAAGCAGCAGACGAAACAAACGCACAGGACGCAGCACAGTAAATAGGAGGACAATATCGTGTTATCAAAGAAAGAATTATTTAACGCAAAGGCATCATCACAGAAAATTGAGAAGGGATTACAGATTGATGTTGTCAATGTCGGCGAATATGCTGATACTGACAAGGACGGAAATCCCGTAACAGTATCAGTACTAGTTGATAAAGACGGAGCAGTTTTTACAAGCATTTCTAAGACTATTAATGAAACGTTAGAGATGCTTGAGGATATCATATCAGATGAAGGACATGCAATCGTAGAGGTGTGTGAGAATACATCCAATAGTGGTAGAAAATTTTACCAGTTAATGGTACTTTAATTATTTAGGGTATTTATTAATAAAAAAGGAGGGGGGTTTTACCCCTCCTTTTGGTTATAAGCATAGGAGGTTTTAAGTGTATGGGTAAGACAACTAAGAAGTCACAGCTCTTAAAGGAATATAATAAAGAGCGAAATCGAATTAAAAGATTTATTAGATATGCCGAAAAAAGAGGTTATGTATTTGAGCCTAATCTTATACCACCGAAGCCAAAAACTATCACAAGTGGTTCTGTAAGAAGGCTATCAAAAATTCGTCCTGCAGAGCTTTATAAGAAAGCTTATGCAATCAGCGCAGTAACAGGACAGCCAATAACAGTTGAGCAGAGAAAAAGAGAAATAAAAAGTGAAGCTTCTAGAAAAGCATGGGAAACTAGGAGAAGAAAAAAAGACCAAGAGGACTATAATCGAATTAAGTCTAACAGAGAATGGCAACAAATGTTTCATGCTTCAAGTCTAGTATGGGATAAAATACAATCTCTGATAGCGAATGTAGGTGTACAACAATCACAGTCAGCGGACTTGTTAAATAATCTTTTAAACTCAGAAATTAAAAAGTATGGCGCAGACACTGTTCTGTATTCCATATCACAAGCAAGTGAGGATTTTTTAGCAACTTGTGAAGTTATAATTAGATATCATCCAAGTAGTGCTGTATCAAGAACGGCCGTACAACATTTATATACGTTAATAAGTGGCAATTTACCAAGCGATGCAGAACAGGCAGAAATTGATAATGCATTAGCCAGTGATGAAACGTGGGAAGAAATATGAAAAAGCAAATAAAATATATGGTGGGCGATTTTGAAACCACTGTATATGAAGAACAGACATTCACGGAAGTGTGGGCTTCAGCAGTTGTCGAACTAGGCACGGAGGATGTTAAAATTCATCATTCAATTAGAGAGACATATAATTATCTATATAACTTAAAGCAGAATATTTGTATATATTACCATAACTTAAAGTTTGACGGTTCGTTTTGGCTATCATTCTTACTAACAGATTTGAAATATGAACAAAAACTTTATGTAAACCCTAATAACGATAGTGATGTACACTTTTTAAAAGAAAAAGATTTAACGTCAAAATCTTTTGTGTATTCAATCTCAGACATGGGGCAGTGGTATAGTATACTTATCAAGACACCATACGCATTGATTGAGATTAGAGACAGCTTGAAGCTTTTGCCGTTTTCAGTTGAACAAATAGGGAAAAGTTTTCAAACAAAGCATCGAAAATTAAATATGGAATATAAAGGGTATAGATACGCAGGTTGTCCGATTACAGATAACGAAAAACGTTATATTGCTAATGATGTTCTCGTAGTTAAAGAAGCATTAGAAATTATGCAAGCTGAGGGGCACTTAAAACGTACTATCGGCTCGTGCTGTCTCTCTGAATTTAAAGCTACACTTGACAAACAAGACTATCAGGCATTTTTTCCCGATTTAACACAGTTTAAATTAAACACACAAGAATATAGATACTCAAACGCAGACGAGTATATAAGACATTCATACAGAGGAGGTTGGTGTTATTTAAAGAAGGGATGCGAAAACAGAATTTACAGTGAGGGTATTACAGCGGATGTTAACAGCTTGTATCCATCTATGATGCACTCAGAAAGTGGAAATTATTACCCATACGGCCAGCCAGTTTTTTTCAAAGGTAAAATTCCGCCAAAATGTCTTACAGACCAATATTATTATTTTGTTCGTATTCGCACACGTTTTTACTTGAAAGAAAATAAATTACCATTTATACAGATTAAAGGAAGTTTTTTCTATAAGGCTACTGAAATGCTTGAGACATCTGATATAGTTGATAAAGATACAGGAAATGTATGCACATGGTACAAAGATTTTGACGGAAATATTAAAAAAGCTATTGTTGAAATGGTACTTACGCAGACTGATTTTGAGTTGCTACAGGAGCATTACCGCCTTGTAGATTTTGAGTTATTGGATGGATGTTACTTTAGAACTATAACAGGGATTTTTGACGAGTATATTAATAAGTATAAGGAAATCAAGCAAAATAGTACAGGGGCAAGGCGAGCACTAGCAAAACTCTTTTTAAATAACTTATATGGAAAACTTAGCAGTTCGGATATATCCTCTTTTAAAGTGGCAAGAGAGAAGGACGATGGCTCAGTAGGTTTTACAACATTTGAAGAACACGAAAAGAAAGTTGTGTATATTCCAATAGGTTCAGCAATAACAAGTTATGCTAGAAATTTTACTATTCGAGCGGCACAGCAAAACTATAAATATTTTGTATACGCCGACACGGATAGCATACATTGTTGCACTACAAAGAAAAATATTAAAGGAATAAAAATACACCCTTCTAATTTTTGTTGTTGGAAGCTCGAGAGCTTTTGGAATGAGGCTGTTTTTGTTCGTCAGAAAACATATATCGAGCATGTTACGCATGAAGATGAAGAACCAATTAATGAGCCATACTATAATGTAAAATGCGCTGGTATGCCCGATAGGTGTAAGAATTTATTTCTTAAATCAATGGAAGGGGTGACAGATGAAGAACTAGAGAAATACCCCACAATTCAACAGGACTTTTTAAAAACGAAGAGAACGCTTGCAGATTTTAAACAGGGGTTGGAAGTCTATGGAAAACTCCGGCCAGTGAGAATAAGAGGTGGAATTGTATTACAAGAGACAACATATAAAATGAGATAAAATGTTTCACGTGAAACATAACAAAAGAGGCAGAAAAAATTCTGCCTCTTTAATATATCTATAACGTTAATTTTTAATGCATGGATAGGCATACACCCAACTACAAAGGTGTGTCTTATATTCCAAAGAGCCTTCCACACCAATGTTACAAAAAAAACTAACGCAGATACCATTAATAATATGCTAGAGCTTTAAGTATACATTCTTTACAGTCAAGTGAATAAAATCTAAAACACCCTCTATCAAAGAAGTATCTCATATAGTCAATTAACCAAGCATTATTTTTGAGCATTACATAATTAATATTGTGGTCATCTGTTGTAACCGAAATTCTTTGTTTAAAATCTGTATCAACTTTTTTGTCACAGTAAACTATACTTTCATCTTCAAACATTTTAACGCCATATTCTGCACCCTTATATTTAAGCGTACATAAATATCGACTCTGGCCTTTCATTTTTTCAATGAAAGCATTATTATCATTGAGGTAGACATTCTGTGACGCATAGGCTACATAATTAGATTTGTTAAAAGCTCTATTGAATAGTGAACTTTCTTGTAACTTAGAAGCACTTTCATTATATCCCTGTTCAAGAACAAATCCATCGCCACGTAAAAACTTCACGTCAGATGTAAGTCTGTCAGTAATATCTAATGCCGTGTAATAAGGATTTAATAGCGTCACAGCGTTTGCAATCATTATTACAGGCACATATCTAATTTGACTATTATTACCCCTTGCTATTGAAGTATGTATACTTATAAATTTACTAACTTCATCAGCACAATAATGATTGGTTTCAGACTGAAATTCGTCAAGAAGTATTCTTGATACATCACTTAGATAATGAGAATATTTTTTTACTTTATCCGCACAATTTAGCGCGACAGCATAGCCGCAGGATTTTCCTTCATCCTCTTCGTCGTATGCACTGCACAGAAATAATTCATACATTTTACTATTGCCGATTTGTACAGCCTTCATGGTGTATGCTGAGAAAAAAAGATTATGTATATCCTTAAAGAATTTGTCGGCGGAGTCCTTTAACTCGTCTTGAAATCTATACAGTAGACAAAATTTCTCATTATACTTTAAAAAGCGGTTAATTAGGTATCTGTTAAAATATGTTGTTTTTCCAGCACTTCTATTTGATGTTGAAATATAAATTTCGGGTACATTTCCATTAATATCTTTCATGCTTAATAGCTTAGTGCCATCATAGTATTTTTTTTCTTTCATTTATCCACTTCCTTTAGTTTATTATATCAAATTATCCACAATTTGTCAAATTAATGTTGATAATTTGTGGATAATATGTTATAATAAGAAAAAGAAAGGAGGTCTCTATTATGATTAACGACTTATCAACATTAATTTCCACGCTTGGATTTCCCATAGGAATGTGTCTAATTATGTGTTATTACATCAACAAAATTGGTGATTCACATAAGGAAGAGACAGCCAAGTTTGCAGAAGCACTCAACAATAATACAGTCGTGCTTCAAAAACTTTGTGATAAGCTTGATAGTGAGGTGAATGTCGATGACAAGTAGTGATATTGTAGCGGCAGCAAGAACGTACCTTGGTAAGCCCTATGTATGGGGCGGAGAGTCTGAGTCTGAGGGTGGATATGACTGTAGTGGTTTTGTATATTCTGTACTTAATAAGTGTGGCATGAAAGTACCAAGAACTACAGCTCAAGGCTACTCAGCGTTAGGCAAAAAAGTAACAAATATTCAAAGTGGTGATTTACTTTATTTTGGTAAATCAACCAAGAGAATTACTCACATAGCAATTGCTATTAATGGCGCACAAATGATTGAGTCGATAGGAAATAGTAAAAACACAAAAACAAACAAGGGTAAGGGTGTTTCAATTACTAATATTTCTCACCGAAACGACTTATTGCTTGTTAAAAGAATTGTTGATTTTAAAAAGGAGAAATTAGCAAATATGTCTTTATTGAAAAAAGGTACTAAAAATAACGATGTTACTGTATTTGAAATACTAATGTCAAAGTTAGGATATTATACAGGCTCAATTGATATTCAATATGGTAAAGGGTGCGTATCTGCATGTATTAATTTTCAGAAAGACCATAATCTTTTACAGGACGGCGAGTGTGGTAACAATACATGGAAATCACTTCTTAGTGAGGTAATTTAATGTCATGGGTAGTTATTGAAGGTACTAGGAAGTATCTGACACAGGCGCAGATGAAAAATAACGCTGTAGAGTTTAACGCTTATTTTACTGGAAAATACACACTTGAAAGTATCTGTGGTATGCTGGGTAATATTCAGAGAGAAAGTACCTTAAACCCAGCGTTAAAAGAAACAGTAAGTATATCTAGTGGGTGGGGGCTAATTCAGTGGACACCATCCTCAAACCTCACTGACTACGCAAGCGCTCAAGGTAAGGATTGGAGAGATGGCAACTTACAGTGTCAACTTATTAATGCCGAAGTACTTGAAGGCTATGGCGGCCAGTGGATACCGACTAAAAAATATCCGTACACAGGACATCAATTTTCACAGCTTACGGATGTTGAGGAAGCTGTCAAAGCTTACTGTTTTGAACGTGAGCGTGCAGGAGTTGTTGCACTCGATGAAAGAATACAGAACGGAAAAAATTGGTTCGAGTATCTTAGTGGTGCGCCTGTACCGCCCACACCCCCCACACCGCCCACACCGCCCACACCATCAACAAGAAAACATTTACCTGTTTACATGATGTTGCGCAGACGATTTTAAGGAAGGAGAATGATAATGGCTAAATTATCAAAAGACGAACTAATCGAAAAAGTAAAAAAATATGTCGGTGATAGAACGGATGACGAAACAATTGAGATTCTTGAGGATATATCCGACTCAATCGACTCGTCCGATGCTGACGAGTGGAAGAAGAAATATGAAGAAAATGACAAAATGTGGAGGGACAAATATATTTCAAGGTTTTTTGAAAAAAATGCCAAGGAAAATGAAGACTCTACAGATGAGGATGATGATGATGATGAGAAGGAATATAAAACATTCGAGGATTTATTTAAAGAGGAGGAAAAATAATGGCAAAAAGAATAGCAACCAGCACTTTAAATGCTACAACACTCGACATTTTAAATGTTATCAGACAAAATGCATCATATGACTATCAGCAGAGTGTACCTGTTGTTGATAAAGCGAGTGATATTCCTAAAGTAGGTGAAATTATTTATGGTACACCTGCTTTTTCAAATCAGTTTATTAATGCTTTAGTAAACAGAATTGCAGTAGTTAGAGTACAGAGTGCAACCTTTAATAACCCTTATAGCATTTTGAAAAAAGGATATTTGGAATTTGGCGAAACAGTAGAGGACATTTTTGTTTCTATTGCTAAAGCTGTAGATTATACACCAGAGAAAGCCAGTGAACGTGAATTTAAGCGTACGTTACCCGATATTAGTAGTGCTTTTCATACAATGAATTGGCGTGTAATGTACCCGGTTACAATACAAGATGAAGATTTAAGACAGGCTTTTCTAAGCGTTGATGGTGTTACGGATTTAATTGCTAAGATTGTAGACACTGTATACACAGCAGCAGAGTATGACGAGTTTTTACTCTTTAAATACCTTTTAATTAAGGCTATTTCACATGGTAAAATGAAGCCAGTAGCTATTGATAATGACACAGATTTAACTGCATCCGCTGTAGCATTTAGAAGTGCTTCAAATATTTTACCATTTATGAGTAGTGAATACAATGAAGCAAATGTTAAAACAAACACGCCAAAAAGCAGACAGATTATTTTCATGGATGCTAAATTCAATGCACAGTATGACGTTAATGTTTTAGCGAGTGCATTTAATATGGGTAAAGCAGACTTCATGGGTAGACTGTTTTTGATTGATAACTGGACTGATTTTGACAACGAACGTTTTGACGTTATCAGAGCAAATTCAGACGGTATTGAGGAAATTACATCCGCAGAACTTGAACTGTTAAATGATGTTAAAGCAGTACTTCTTGATGAAAACTGGTTTCAAGTTTATGACAACAATAATAAGTTTACTGAGCAGTATGTAGCTAGTGGGATTTATTGGAATTATTTTTATCATGTATGGAAAACAGTTTCAAGCTCGCCTTTTGCAAATGCTATTGTATTTGTAGCTAATAAAGCAGATATTGCATTGCCAGCTTCATTAACTTGCAAGTGTATTAATAAAGATATCTCTGATGAAGCTATTGTTTTAGCTTTTAATGCTGACACAGACGCAGCAAGTCTTAAACCGAATAGCGTACATTTTGTACAGACGGAAGCTCTTACAAGTAAGGGAATTGCTGTACAGAAATATGGTGTTGTAATAATTCCTAAGAGTGCAGCCGCAGAGGAGATTAATATTGTAGCAGAGATTGAAGGCACAGAATATACTTCGACAACAACGACAAGTGATATAAATGTGGGTGATACTCTTGCATTAAGTAAAGCAGAATAAAATAAGTGGTGGGACTAATTCCCACCACTAATCCACAAAATAAAGGATGATGAACAATGTACATAGTACCCGATAGTGAGGTGTACATGCTGAGTGGAATACCACTTTCAACTCAGCAGAAACACACAATTTATTTTTCAGATAAGAATACACAATCAAGTTATTTTATTAGTAAAGCCAAAAAGCATTTTAATAAAGTAACTTACAATAGAGTTAATAAGGGTAAATGCCGTTTACAAGCTACAGCAGACTCATTATATGACTGCAATTACATGATGTTTCAAAACTCAGCTTTTAGCACACGATGGTTTTATGCATTTGTGACAGGGATTGAGTATATTAACAATGTTACGGCCGAGATATCCTTTCAAATTGATGTTTTGCAAACTTACTGGTTTGACATCGAAATAAAAGAATGCTTTGTTGAAAGAGAACATTCAGTTAGTGATAAAATTGGTGAACATATCTTACCCGAAAATGTCGAGTGTGGCGAGTATGTTTACAACGGTGACGCTCAGTTAATCGGACTAGGCTCTTTAAGTACTTGTACCATGGTACTACTTGCCACAAAAGGTGGGTATATATACGATGGTGTTTATAGTGGCTATCAAATAAAAGCCTTTGCTAACACAGAAACAGGCAGTAATAATCTCACTAATTTTTTAAATAAGTACTTAACTACTCCCGAAAATATATTAGCTCTTTACACATGTCCTACAGATATACTACCTGTTAATGTTACGGACGAAGGAGTTAATATTACATTTACAGGGAACACCAATCCAATAAATGTTACTGGTGTACCAATTAGTAATACTGACACAATAAATGGCTACAGGCCGCGAAACAAGAAACTATACACTTATCCGTTCAATTTTAATGAAGTAAGAAATAATTGCGGACAAACATTAATCCAACGCTATGAATTCTCAGAAAATCTTACACCATATTATAACATAGTTGGTAACATGACAATGCCAGTACAAGAAGTGCTAAGACTTGACCGATACAAGTCCACAAAAACCAGAGGCACAGGCAGAATGGATATGACAGAAACAATCACACTTGACAGCTTCCCTTTATGTTCGTGGAATGTAGACGCATTTAACGCGTGGGTTGCGCAAAATGCTGTACCAATCACAATCAACGCTATTCCGTCCGCCGTTCAAACTGCTACGGGAATGATTACTGGACAGTCAAGTAACTCAGCACTGGGTAGTGTGCAAAATATATTAACAAGTGCTTATACAGCGAGTATCTCCGCTAATGATGTAAAGGGTAATTATGCAACTAATAATGCACTATTCGGTAAAGGACAAGTGTGTTTTGAAGCTCAACGAAAGTCTATCACTGCTGAGTATGCAAAGGCGATAGATAAGTATTTTGATGTGTTTGGCTATGCCTGTCATACAACTAAAAGACCTAATGTGTCAGGTAGACCACATTGGAATTATACAAAAACTGTTGATTGTACAATAGTTGGCGGAGCACCTGGTGACGATATAGCCTTGATTGAAAGTTATTTTAACAGCGGAATAACGTTTTGGAAACATCCTGATGAAGTTGGTAATTATTCGCTTGATAATTCAGTTTAGAAAGGAGGGAGATAAAAATGAGTAAAGCAAGAAAAGCAAGACGAAGCAAACAGAGAACAGCTTTTAGTGACAGTGTATTTTATCAACTTTACACGTTTGACCAATACTTAGATTTATTTACAGAAATCGCAATAAGCTCGTTTGAATGGACTGGACTACCTAGTACTGTAGATGCTAGATTTATTGAAGTTGGACTGTACGAAAATAAAGCTATGCTGTATTTTAATGATGACGTTATGGGTAATCTATGCTTGCGTGTTACGCTAGGAGGACAACTTGACGTTTATAACATACCATTATATAGGCGTGCTTTTGCTTCTAATGGGTATCAGCGTAACTGTAGTCGGGATGATAGTGTTATTATTTGGGATAACATGACCCATTGGTGCTGTAAAGATAAGATGTCTATATATGCTAAAAGGCTGGCTGAGCTTGATGCAAGTATCGATATTAACTGTAAAGCTCAAAGAACCCCCGTTTTAATTAAAGGGAGTGAACAACAACAATTAGCTCTTCAAAATGCTTATATGCAGTTTGATGGCAATCAACCTGTTATTTTTGGAAGTAATGATTTCATGGAGGGGGATGGCAGTTCGTTTGGTGTGTTCACAACGGGTGCACCGTATGTCGCAGATAAGCTATATGAGTTAAAGGTTAATCTATGGAATGAAGCGCTGACTTACCTCGGAGTATCGAACATTAGTATTCAGAAAAAAGAACGAATGATTAAAGACGAGGTTCAGAGACTACAAGGCGGTGTAATGGCTAACAGATATTCGAGGGAGTTTGCAAGACATCAGGCCTGTGAGCAGATTAACAGAATGTTCGGCACTAATATAAGCTGTCATTTCCGCGATGTATTCAATCAGAATGATGACAGGGAGGAGGATGACAATGAGTAAATATACAACACAGGTTAGATTTATTTGTGAAACAAGTGCGAAGCTTACAGAGTCGAATGGGTTTAATAACGTTGAAGATATACTGGATAAGTCTTGGAACAAGATTTTTAGTGACTTTCCTATTTTTGACGAGCATTATCGAGCAGAACTTTGTAAGAAGATTTTAAGGCATTACTACACAAGAGAGATATGTTGTGAAACTGTTGGTAGATGGAAGCTATTTCTAAGTGATAAGATGAAAAACATTATGCCTTATTATAATCAGCTTTATCAGAGCGAATTGTTAAAAATTCAACCATTAGTTAGTGTGAACAGGACTGTTACACATGAAGGTAGTAAAAGCGAAACCAAAACCACTAACAGAAATGGTACTAACACTAGTAATTCGAGAACTGACGGAAGCACCGACACTTGGAGCTATTACAGTGATACACCACAGGGCGGTATTGCAGGACTTGACACTAACGATTATTTAACAAATGCCACACATAATGTGGGCACGGATGTTACGAATAGTACGCTAAACGGAACAACTAGCGATAGTGAGACAGGAACAGGAAACGGAAGCGACAACTATGTTGACAAAATTTTAGGCTATGAAGGTAATCAATCAGATATGTTACTAAAGTTTAGGGAAACCTTTTTAAATATTGATATGATGATTATTGATGAGCTTAAAGATTTATTCTTTACAATTTACTAGGGAGGGGGTACATAATATGGAAAACTATGACGGAGATTTTTTTAGGTTTTGGTGCTACAAGGTTTTACCTCTTGTATATGATGACAGCTTAAGCTATTACGAAATTCTGTGCAAAATGGTAACTTATATTAATAATTTGATTGAAACTGACAAATTACAGAATGCTGATATAGACAAGCTAAAAAAGGAACTACAGAGTGTACAAAATTGGATTGAGAATTTTGATACAAGCTACGCAGAGAGCATTATAGCTCAATATTTAGCTACAATGATTTTCGTGACAATTAGTGACGAGGGATATATCATTTATTCAATCCCCAAAAATTGGGAAAGTATTACTTTTAATACTACAGGCCTAGATATTGGAAATAATATCGGTGTTGGAAATTATGATTATGGTCATTTAGTATTGAGCTATTAAGAAAGTGAGGTAAATAATATGAATGGATTAATTAACAGGCAATACGTCGGTGCTAGATATGTACCTAAAGTTATGGGTGAATGGAATAAGGCTTTACAGTATGAAGCATTATCAATAGTAACATATTTGGGTAATAGTTTTACAAGTAAAGTCCCTGTACCAGCAAATATTGACATAAGTAATAAGAATTATTGGGTTAATACTGGCAATTATAACGCACAAGTTGAAGCATACAGACAAGAAACAGCTCAAGTTAACAATAATTTAAACAATGAAATTATAAATAGAAAAAATGATACTAAAGATAACATTTTATGGATTGGTGACTCTTATAGTGTAAATTATAATCACAAATTACCAAATGGTGTTCGTGATATGTTAAATGCTAAAAATTGGTATGAATACAGTAAAGGTGGCGCAGGTTTTGCAGGAGCATGGGCCGGTGCATCCTTTAACGATTTAATTGAACAAGCTAAAAAGGAAATGAGTGCTAGTCAAAAAGAAATGATAAAGTATGTATATATTGTTGGTGGTGCTAATGATAGTAGTTTTACATGGGGTGATGTTAAAACTAAAGTTATTAGTACTGTTCAGAACGCTAGAAATAGTTTTCCTAACGCACAAGTTTGTTTTATATTCGCTAGTTGTGCATATGAAACTTACCAGGATTTGTTAACTAAAACTAAGAATATAGCTAACGATAACTATGCCCCTTGCATTTTTGCTATGCCTTATTATTATTTGGGCGGTACAATGTACAACACTGATAATTTGCATTATTCAGAGTCGGCCACTAATTATATTATAAGCGTTATATCTAATTTACTTTGTGGCTCAACTTATATTCCAACTATCGCAGCTACTCTATCAAAAGCTGCTTTTGAGGGCTGGAATACTAATAACAAATTACAGATTTCAGCGCCTTCTGGTGTATTAAAAATTTCAACACCATATATGATGTTATCAAAAAATAGTGAAGAGGCTTTTCCTAAGGACGAATATGGTAATACTATATTATTAAAAAGTGCACCTATTAGTAATGATAATAGGGTGACATTTCCACTAACGCCGACTAGATTATTTGTAGATATAAAAATTAATGGTGTTAAATATACCGATTATTTAGAATGCTCTCTGGATAAGACAACAAATCAATTAATATGGACAACAGATAATTCATACCCTGCTACTAATCAGATGATTATAAAAATTGTGGGTTAATATTAGACACATAAGCATGTGTATAATATTGAATGGCGGACAGGCTCGTACCCCAAATGGGGTACGGGCCTGTCGACGTTTTTTGAAATGGTAGGC